TGAAGAACAATTAAATTTAAATCAATTAAACATGAGTGAAAATAAGAAAGACAATGATTTGTTATCAGCTATTGATACCAGATTTGCGCAATTAAAGGAATTTTTAAAGCCTAAAGAGGTAAAATTGGCAGAGCATGAAGAGTCAAAAGAAGAAGAAGAAGTTAAACTTGAAGAAAAAGAAGAGGAAAAAGTTGACTTAATGGAGCATGAAGATGAGGAAAAAGAGAAAACTAAAATGGCTGAACATACCGACATTAATTCAATGTTAGAAAAAATCATAGCTAACATTCAAGAAATGATGACTCCTTTAATGGATGAGGATGTTGAAATGAAAAAAGAGACGGTTGAATTAGCTAAAAGAGTTGAGGCAATTGAGAAATCTAACGTTGCATTCGCTAAAGAAAATGAAACTTTAAAAGAAGAAATTTTAGCATTTTCAAAAGAACGAGCAACTAAATCAATTAAGCAAGCTCCTAGTCAATTACCATACGCTCAAATGAGCAACGTTCAGAAAATGGAACATAACATGAGAAAATCTAAATACTAAAAAATGGCGAAATTAGATACAACCAATCCATTTAATGTAGGTGTTTCTTACGAAGCTTTTTTGTCAAATGTTAAAGGAAAAATTACAGTAGATTCTTTATTAAAGGCTGCTAAATTAGATGCTAACCAAATTGATTGGATTAAAACAGAATTAAAAAATTTAAAAACAAAAAAATAAAAAATTATGAGTGTAAATTATAGCGGAACTAAAACCGATAAATCAGTATTTGAGAAAATACAAAGAGAATTATACGCGGAATCTGACACTATCAGAGAGCAGTGGATAGAAGTTAATCAGGGTCATAAATCTGGAACAGAGGTTTACGAATCTAGCGTAGGTGTAACAGTAAGTGCAGCAACTACAGCGGGCGTAACAGCAACAGGAGACGTTGATTTAAACGTTAACAAATCAGTTGTTAATTTAGTTTCTTACCAATTCCAAGACGTAATTGATGAAGTATCTTTACTAGGTACTAGATTTGAGAAGTCTATGGCAGCAGGAGCATTTAACATCGATTCAGCAGAATTTGACAGAGAAGTATTAATACAAGTTGCACCAGCAATTAGTGAGGCTGTAGAAGGCTTTATATGGAACGGAGCAACGGCTGCACAACAAACATTAATTGCGGATTTAACCCCAGGAGCAGCACAAGGTGCTATTTCAGCAGGAGCGCAAACATTAGTAGCAGCGATGCCAACTAACTTGTTTAATTCTTTACCAGCAACAATATTACACAATGATTCACAAGCTAAAGCAACTCCAGGAGCTGGATTAGGTGACTACATTAAAGTACTAAACATTGCAGCGGTTGATAAAGCTTCTATTGCAGCGGAATATGATAAAATTTATCAGGCTGCTGATTCTAAAGTAATCAATAACAGACAAGAAACGCCAAGATTCTACGCTCCTTATGGCGACAGACAACTTATCAAATCTGCTAACAACTCTGTAGGTGCAGCAAGTAACAAAAACTTTATAATTGAAGGTTTTGGAGAAAATGAAAGAATTTTTTACAACAACGTAGAAATCTATTTCGTGCCTTTAACAGGATTCAGGATTTTAGCAATTCCATCTTATTTGAAATTGTTAATGGACTTAACGTCTGATGTATCTTCTTTAGAGGTTGGGCAAATGGCTAACGGTGCAAGACAACGTTATATTAAGAACATTCAAACGGCAACGACATGGGTCGTTGGTCAAAAATATGTGACCCTCTACGGTGGATAAAATTTAAATAATTAATCATTGAAAAGGAGGTATAGGTTAATCCTGTACCTCTTTTTTTTATAAAACAAAATAAAATATGTCAGATATAGCAGCAGGAAGATTAAGAACCGATGATAATTTACAGGGGGGTGTGGAGACCATTTACTTCTTTAATTATCTAGCCGACGCTTTTACGGTAACGGCAAACGTAGCAACCGCAATTAACGCAGGTTTAACAGCGGTTTACAATTACGATATACAAGGAGACGGTAACACTTTAACGGAGTCTAATATTGCAGATAAAAAAACTGGAAACAAAGTAAATACAGTTACTTTAGTTTCGTTTTTAAAACAAGTAAATTCAGAAACAAATGTTGAATTAGATAAGCTTTTAGAAACTAGAATTTCAGCAGTTTATAAAGATTTTAACGATCAATATAGATGGGTAGCAATTAAGGGATTTAACGTAACATCAACAGGTGAATTAGTTACAGGTGGTGGTAGAAATGACCCTAACGGTTACAACGTTACTTTAGTGGCTGAACAAAAAGGATACTCTCCTAGTTTAGATGCTGCAACAGTAACAGCTTTATTAGCTTTAGTAGCTTAAAATTACTTATTATTTAAAAAGCCTTGCATTATTGCGAGGCTTTTTGTATTTATTTATTGTTGTTATACGATTGTTGTCCACCATTATACTCATTCGGAAATCCGTCCAATAAAAGAATGGGTTTATTAGCACAATCTCTCATTTTATCTAGTACCCATTTTATACCATCCAAACTTTCAGCACTCACGCTCACACTATTTTCTGTATAACTTTCTGGATTGCCATCTTTATCGTAATAAACTTCATGTATCTGAAAAATCATTTCATCTCCATCTTTATGTGCTAATACTCTGTGATTCCAACTCATTTTTGTTTTATAGTTTTGTGTTTTATTGCGAGGCTTTTTATTCACTAAAAATATTAAATTTAAAATATTGATTTAACTCTTTTATTAAATTAGGTAAATTTTCTTCTTTTATGTATCTAATATCCCTATCTAATCCGTCTTTTCCTTTTTCTAAATAACTATAAATTATATCCTTCATGTTAATTTATGTATTGTTGTTATACGCTTGTTATAAAACATTTACCTCACAAAGTCTTCTATTAAGAAAATTCCTTCTCCATTAACTAAGTATCCTACATTTTTACCCATATAACTACAATGTCCAGTTATACTTAATTCACCTGTAAATCCTTTAAAGTCTTCGTTGTCTATTAACTTTATTACTTCACCAATCGGTAAACGTTCAATAACACTATCTATAATTAATGGCTTTTGTCCACTTCTTATTAAGTGCAGTTCTTCTGCTTGTTTCTCTATTATTAACTCTAGTTCATTAACCGAGTGTTCACCTTTTCCTTTGTAGTTTGTTGTTTTCATTTTGTCTTTATTTATAAAGTTCAGTTATTAATTTACGCCACTAACCATAGATTCAACGTTAACTACAAATCAATAAATTTAAAATTATTACAAACACTATGACTCCTATTACTAATCTTATTATTTCTTTTTTCTTCATGGTTTATGTTTTAATATTTACACAAATATACAGTATTTAAACTTACTAAAAAAAACATTCGTCGAAAAATTAAATAACATTATATAAAATGCATTAAAACGCCATTTTATACTTTTGTTAGCGTTCATTTTGCCAACGCTCAAAGTCTTTATCAATATCCCTAAATGATTTATCGTATTTTACAGGAGTGTTTCTAATCTCCATCAACTTAACCAATACAGCTTCGTTAATAGTTTCTACTTGCATTTTACCGTTTGATAAAATACTGTTTATAAGGTCTATTATTTCCTCATCGTTTTTTCTGTCTACAAAATTTGTACTCATAATTTTAGTTTTAAATGCCAACGCTCAAAAAACGAAACGCTAACAACGTGTATAAAAAATAGCCTATAAAGTTTTGTTATGATTATTAAAGCCTGTGTACGGGCTACATTTCATACACAAACCGTTATAAACAATAAAATTATTCACAGTATTGCTCCTTCAATCTTTTCTGCACAAAATCTAATCCGCAATTTTTATTTAGGTATTCATCAACATTTTTCGGGAAATTGAAAGTTGCTCTATCATACTCCATTACATTTTGGTAGTTCATCTGTTCCATTATTTCTTTACCTTCCTCATTTACTGAGTAGTGTTCAAAGAACCATTCGCAAAATTTATAAAATTGCTCTTTGGTCATATTCATTTTATCTATTCCAGCCATAATTTTACTATTAATAACAATGTTTATAATTAACCCTATCGGGTCGTTTCACTTAATAATACACTCAGCGTTATTTAAAAGGCGCATCTTTACACAACCCATAAAACACCAACAACACACACGCAAAGATAACTACTGGCATAATATAAAGTTTGGTTTTAAGTAATTTTTAAGGCCTTTAAAAGACTCATTAACAAATCCACGCCTACCAAGCTTAAAGTTGTTTTTAATCCAGTTAGAAGACGGTGAAAGAGCGGGATAATTAAAGTAAAAGAAGTCATCAGACGTACACATATCAAACAATGCTTGATGACTATCTCCTTTTTTAAAGATAATTAGTTTCGCAGTCTTATAAATTCCGTATTGTTTGCAATATTGATCTATTTTATCAGCTCCTTTTAAATCTAAAAATGGTTTAAATCCAAACTTTAAAGACTTATCATCTTTACCGTGCGAAATTAAAAAGCAAATGTCACCCACAAAATAATGGTTTATAAATTTAACGTGATTTACAACTTTTACGTTATTGAATTGTATTTCTGCAATTTGCTTAAACGCCTCATTCACAAAATATCCAAAATCTCCCGAATGGTTATCGTTACAAATGTTATTAAAATGTATTTCTTCATAGTTATCAACTAAACCGTAAAGCACCCTCATTTTAAATTCTAAACCGTAATCAAAAGATTCTTTATTAGTCATATTTTGAGGCAGTGCATGACCTTTTCTAGTGGTCATTCCATCAAATCCGTCTAAAAAATCACCCAAATCATCAACATACAATATATTGCTTTCTTGTTCCTGTAAAGTTACTCTTATTAATTCATCGGCTGATTTAAACAACTCTGTTTTGTTCCAAGTACGAACATACATTGTATTATTATCGGAATCTGAATCCATTCCAATATGCACATCCGTATAAGTTAACGCATCAAAATCTTTACCGTCTTTAAAATTCGAATTATCAAATGGTTTTTGTTTTTTTAAAGGGTTTATATACTTTTCAATTACGCTTTTAAAGTCAAATCCTTCAACTATTTCTAAAATGCTTTCTTTTTTAGGGGCGTATTGTATCCATTGCTGCCCTGTAGTCTTTGAAGTACTTATTTTTATAACCTCAAAGTTGTCTGGAATATCTACTGGTTCACTTTGCAACTTTTCTAAAGTCGATAGCGTTTCACCGTCTTTACCTTTTTTGATTTGAGTTTCTACAAAATTACGCTCGTTAGGTTTGCATCTTAATAATGTTATTGCATCTTGCTGCTCTTCAGATACCATGTATCTTGCATTTGATCCGTCATTTCCATCTTCTTTAACCACTAGACCCAAATAAACAGCCTCTTTTTTTGTCAATCGTTTTCTTAATTTCAAATTATTGGTTTTAAGTTTTACAAATATAATACTAATATTTTAATAAATACGTTTTATTTTTAAAAAGGTACATCATCTTCTTTAAGAAATGCATCTTTTGCACTTATTTTAGGGACAGGTTTTTTATCTTCTTGAAATTCTGGTTTTATTTTAAAGATTTCATTTAAAGGATTATATTTTTTTTTAATTTGTAAAATTACGTCATCCTCCTTTTCACTGCTCATTCTATAACCCACGTCAATTGTCGTAGGATTCCAATAAATAACCAAAGGGTTTTCCATTTCCGTGGTATTACCTCCTGTATGTTTATTTCTGACGTTATCAACAGAAAACTCATTTTCATTTTTACCACGTCTATTAATATAATAAGTAAATGATGCTTTGTTAAGATAATGACCACCTTCACCGCTGTAACTTGTAACGTCTTCTTTGCTTCTTTGAACTGACATAATAGGGTGTTGTGAGGCGTGAATACTGCAATATTTTTTAGTAAAGTTTAACATTTTTCTACCTGCTACTTTACCGTCTGTATGGTCGTTACCTGTATCATCCCAACCAAAACTAAAAGAGTTAACTGGATCAATAACTAATCCATGAACATCAACACCACTATGTATAATTGATTTAGTCACTTCAGTGGCTGTCTTAATATCCTCAACCTCTATAAAATAAAAATGTTTGTCAACCCATTTACTAGCTTTGTTGTAAAGCTCTCTATCTTCTTTGTAAACATCTTTTGGAAATCTGCCTAGCAAATATCCCATATAATTTAATTTTACGCTCCATTCGCTATTTTCCTGAAATGCAACTACCCATATTAAATTGTTAACTATGCTGTACATTATTTCTAAACATTGATGTATAGTTGTTTTTCCGTCTCCTTTTTTACCAGTCATTAAATAAAACTCATTCTTTTTACACAAAAAATGATTATCTAAATCACTTATTCCACAAGAAAACCCATGCGGTATTCTGCCAGTAACAAAATCCTCAACATCTTTGTTAATGGTTTCAGATTTAATAATATACTTTTTATAGTCAAAATCATTATCGTCTTTTAAAAAATCTTCTGGTTTATCTATTTCAAACATTTAACTTCTTTTATGTAATGTTAAATTAATCATTTCATCTATCTTATTTGTTACGTATTGCAAAGAAAATGTTTCTTTAAATCGCTTATAATCCATTACAATTTCCTTTCCTTCTTTATCTGTAATAGTTTCTTTTGCTAATCTATTTAATTGATTACTACATAAATCTTCGTAAAATGCTTTATAAAACAAATCTAAAGGTTTTCCTAATTGGTTAGATAATTCTTTAAAAAGCAAATCATTAAAAATAGTTGTTTCATTTTCTCTAATTTGTCCCACTAATTCCATAATATACAATTTAGCCATTACTTGGTTGTTTAAGATGGTTTTAGACTCAACCCTATTAATATAACCTAATAAGCTTTTAAGTGCGTTAAAATCCTTTTCCTCAACCTCAAACGCTCTGTATTTACCATTCTTCATAGGTGATAATTTATACAATAGTCTTTTACCACTATTTTTAACATCCCAGTACTCTTTTGAGTACTTTATTTTATCGTCGTTTTCCATATTAAAACATTGTTAATTGTTGTTGGTGTATTTTTAATCTCTTAATTGCTGCGTTGTAATATTCTGTATCTAATTCACAAGCTGTTAAATTAAAGCCTCTATTATGACAAGCAATTGCAATACTTCCAGAACCTAAATGTGTGTCTAATATCTTATCACCTTCTTTTGCGTAATTATCTAAAAGCCATTCATATAGTTTAGTAGGTTTTTGCGTTGGGTGTATTGGCTTGTCTTTCCAAATATGAGTTCTATGTATATTAACAACTCTTGTGGGGCTTTTTATGTTAGAATATGCTAATTCGCAATCAGACATTGTCAGCCCCATTTGACCCTTATACCAAACAACCCAACCTTTACTTTTTTCTAAAAATTGTGGAAAGTAATTTGCTCCCCAAATAATCTGATGTTTACTTACTCTTTTTAGTTCATTAAAATAATCTTCGTTAGGGCACTCATTATCCCAATCTTTAAAAGCATGTGCTTTTCTAATTTGAACACCATCTTTTATATCTTCTTTTTGTCCATCTATTCCAATTCCATAAGGCGGGTCTACAATAGCTAAATCAAAGTGATTATCTTCATACCTTGCCATTAATTCCATGTTGCACTCGTTTGTTATATTTATCATAATTATTTGTTTTTAACTGTATCTTATTTTTTTCGCTTCTGGATAAACTTTTACTATTGCTGGTTGTTTACGCATCCAATGAGGAAAATGTTGCTGAAATTCTTTTTTATTATTGTGTATCTTTTTAGATTGATCTAAACTGTTTAAAAATAAACCTAAATATTTTCTTAAAGTTAAAGAACGAACTTCTTTGTTGTCTACTTTTAAGAACTCTTTACAAATAGAGTCTACAAATATACTATCTTTAAAAAGCTGATTAGCATAAACTTTGTATTTTTCTCTGTGTTCTAAAAAAATGTTGTTGATGGTTTCATCTTCTACTTCATCTTCATCTTTCTCTTTCTCTTTTACTTGTACTTTCTCTTCCTTGGGGTTGGTTGTAGGGTTAGTCGGTGGGGTAGTCATAGGGTTACCCTCTAGGGTGGTCTTGCTTGCTCGTTTCCAGCCTTTTACACTGCTTTCTATTGCGTGTTTTTGACTAGAATAACATAAATTAACTATAAAATTTAATTCTGTTGGGTCTTCGTCTAAAAATTGCTTGTCTATAATTGATAATAAAAATGCAAGTTTATCAGCATCTTTATCTAGTTCGTTTAAAACATCAAAATAACTTCGCAGAAAATTAAACGCTTTTCTTTTAGTTGGTTTCTCCATAATTATCTGATTTTTTATTATTACACTTTTGACAAAGAGATTGTTTGTTTTCAATATTATCAGAACCACCTTTAGATAGTGGTTTAATATGATCTATCTCTAAAAACATTTCACCGTTATGTAGAGCTTCTTTTCTATTCCATTTAAATGGAATAATAAATAAAAGACCGCAATAGCAGCAGCTAAAATTATCTCTTAAATAAACCTTAAAACGATGTTCTTTATTTTTATTTTTAGCCATTAAGATTCTATTTTATTAGTTTTTTTTATAAAATAATCGTAATTCCCTTTCAGCTCAATAGTTTCTTCTAGTGATTTTTTAAAGCAATCTTCTCTGTAAAGCTTATTCTTTTGCTCCCACCATCTATAACCTGTAAAGTTTTTAATTTTTGATTTCATAATTTATTTTTTAATTGTTATTTCTTCGTTAGTCAATTCGAAAATAAAGTTTTGTAATTCATGCAAGTAGTCTTTAAAACTTATTAGATTATCGTTAAAATAAACAGCTACTTGTTCGTGTGTACATTCAAGTTTTATTGCTTTATGTATTTTATGCTGATAAATTAACCTAGTTCCAAATCCTACAAACTCAAATTCATCATCGCTTAATTTTAAATTCCAATCTTTTGTTAGTGGTATTGGCTCAAAACGATTTATGCCTGCACTTATTTTTTTAGGCTCAAAAATAGAGTCATATCTATAAGCTTCTACTGTACCTTCGTTATTTTTAAAACTGCCATTAGTAAAGGAATAAACACTTCTTACCCTAACTAAAACACCGTCTATTATTAGATAATTTCCAATCCTTAATTCTTGTACTTCCATAATTTAGTTTAATGCTTTGTTAATTGCTTCGTCTGCCTTTTTTATGGTTGTACTTAATTTAGCACTTTCTAAGCCGTTAATACACTCAATAGCTTGGAATAATTCATCTGCAACCAACTGCAAAGCCTTTAACAACTCTGGCGCTGCTGCTATTAGTTTAGCGTTTGCTCTGCCCTCTTCGGTTGATGGATCGTTTAAATCATAATGTTTATAGTGTTTTACTTCCGCAATTCTTAAACCATTACAGCTAATGTAAGTTTCTGATTCGTAAGAATAATCTGCAATCCAATCATCTTGTGTTCCTTTAAATTCCATAATTTTATAATTTATTTGTGTTTATATTAATAAAAACCATATTGCAACGGCAAGCTGTAAGTACCAAGTACTCAATAGTCAAGTAATTTCTTGTCATATTACCTTCTTCATTTATACATTTTGCTATATCTTTTAATGCTTGTGATTTGGCTTTAGACGATTCCATCCATCGGGGAGACTTGTGAAATCTTTGACTTAAACATTTATCGTGTTTCTGTATTTGTAAGTTCATTTTGTATCTTTAATTATTGTTCTGCAAACATACAACTAATTTAATTAATAATAATCATAAAAAAGTTTTTTTTATTGAATTGTTCTATGTAGATTTGCACATCAATAATAATTAAATACATAAATAATGAAGGAATTACAAAAAAAGAAACAGGAATTAAATAATGAATCAGAAATTTTAAACACTATTATAGGTGTAGGATTTATGGCTGTCATTATAGTATTTGCATTTGCTGCTTTTTGTTTAATGCTGCAAAATAAATAATTATGAAAATAAAGAAAATTAAGGGAGAAAAGTATTCAAGAGAAAGTTTTGAAGGCTACAAATTAAGAGCAAGAGCTGCGTTTCGAACAACTACAGAATTACATTATGTTGATATCTATACAACCGAAACCGACGAAGAAAAGATTTGGCATGATATAATGGATCTTAAAACAGATAAAGTAAAATCATTTAGCATAACACACTTGGCTACAAAAGAACAAAACGACTTATCTTCAATTTTTATAGACGAGTTGTTAAATTAATTACGAATATATTTAAAAAACTAAAACATGACTGATACAATATTAAGATTAGAAAATAATCAAAAATTACTAAATTACAACAGAAAAAATATAGAACAAATTAATTCAGCAAATCTTCATTCTGGATATAATATTGTACCTGTATCGCCTTTAGTTAAATTAAGGCGTACTTTGTTAAAAGAACGTCAAACTATACTTGACACTTTGTTAAAAGACGTTAACGGTGCTATTATAGATGTTAACAACGATTTAAAACTATTCTAAATGGAACTATCACTTTTAAAATTTACCGACATACTGTTTGCTGAAAAGCCTCAAGTAAAATATAACAAAATAACATTGAATACTCAAGATATTTTCCTTATATTTGACTATAATTTACAGGTCTTTGAGTTTTTCGATATTTTTGGAGAGGCATATAAAGCTAGTAAATACCAGTTAGAAATGACTATTAATTATTTAAATAAGATTAAAGAGAATGGTGTCAGTAACAACTAAATACAAGTATCGTGAAGCGTTATCAATTATTAAAGATGATTTTTACGACGAAGATGTTAAGAAAAAGTATCGAGCAATAGTAAAAGAATATTTAACTAAAAATAAATAAAAAATGAACAAATTACAAATTAAATTAGAAAGACTAGAGTTAATGTTAGTCGAAGATGGTTACAATGAAGCTAATATTGTTTTACAAACTGTTATAGATATGCAAAAAGAAGCTATTAATTATACAGGTTGTTGTACGGAGTTAAAGGATAAGGGATCAATGACTTTTGAAGGATATTTAATATACAAAAACATACTAAAAGATAAGGGTAAATACTTTTTAAACGGGCAGGAAGTTGACGAGTTTGCAATAAATTTTATGTACAATGAACTAATTAACTAACCCTTTAATTATTTACAACAACCATATAACACCTATAAAGATTAAAACAATTAATAAACAAACATAAAAATAAAATGGAAGATAATTTAAAATTATGGAATACAGTTGAAAAAACTAATCCAAAGTACACAAAAAAAGCAAAGGTAGGGGGAATGAGTATTACCTCAATTGCACCACAGTTTCAAATAATGAATGCTACAGAGCAGTTTGGTAGTTATGGTAAATCATGGGGTTTTAAACATATAGATTTAGATTACTCTATAACAAACACTCCTATTACTTTAAGCGTTACCGATTACCACACGAAGGTAACCACAGAAATAAATTCAATACTTGGTTTAGTTGGTTTTAAGGCATTGTTTTTTTATCCTGATGGTGAGTTTCAAATAACAAATTCCATTAAGATTTTTACAGATAATAAGCACTCTAAAATAGATGACAACTATGCAAAGAAATTAGAAACCGATGCATTGACAAAAGCTTTATCAAAATTAGGTTTTAACGCAGATATATTTTTAGGTAAATTTGATGACGTAAGATATGTTGATTCTATTAAAAATGATTTTAAAACAGATGCAGAAAAAGCTGAAGAGTTAAAAGAAATTGAAGACGCTAAAAAAGCTGCTGAAGATAGAAAACCAGCTATAAAAGATTCTCAATTTAAATCTGTTATAGAGTCAAAAAATAAAGCACACGCAAAACACTTTGTAGAAAACTTTAGAATGTCAGATGATGAACGCACACAATTAAAAAAACTTTTATAATGGGGAAAAGTTCAGAGGCATTTATAAATATGCGAGAAAAAGAATATACAGTTAACACCACCTTTAAAGTTATAGGTGGTGAACTTCACGATATAGAAGAGGCTTTAAGAAGAGAAGTTAGCGTGATTGATTTTAAGATTATAACCGACACAAACGACTTATACCAAAGAGATGAGCATTTTAGAAAGCTTATTAAGATAGAAAAAAACGCAAGAGTTGCGAAGGAAAAGTATATAAATGATAAAAACTAAATAATGATTACCGACGAAAAAATGAGGGATCTAGGTTTTAAAAAAATAAGAACCCATAAAATTAAACAAACAGGTGTTAGCTGTTTTTGTTGGGAAAAATGCGGATTCATATTAACTATTGAAAAAGATTTAGGATCTAATTTTAACGATAGTGTTTTTATGCCAACATTAAGAGTTGAGTTTGCTATTTGGTTTTTTAAAGAAATTAAAGATATTAAAATATTATTGAAAGCATTAAGTATTAACTAAAAAAAGTCCTTTAATAAGGCAATATAAACATGATAGAAGACGAAATACAAGGAGAAAATGAAGATCAATTAATGGATTTAATGGGCATTTATGGAGAAGAAAATTTAATTAAATATTTATCAGAAAGTATTTTAAATAAAGAAAGAGTTTTAAGAAGGTATTATAAAAATTTAAACGAATAAAATATGAAATTAACAGGAGAATGTAAAGTATATTTTAAGCGATGGTATTTAAAAAAAGAATACTGTAAATTATCTATTTCTGAATACGGAGAGGAAACGGTTTGGAAAATGTTTATTACAATGGATAATTCTTTTAAATACGGAGTACTTGTAGACTTCTTTGATAGTGTAGGGATTAATGTAGTTGATGATATAGATAGTTGCGCTAATGATTTTAGGTATTTATCTAAAGTTGATTTTAAATATATTGACGCACACAATACAAGACCAGAAGCAAGAGATGCAGTAATAGAAAAAGCAAACGAAATACATAATCAACGCTAAAAACTAAATGGAAGAAATACTTGAAAAAATATCGGATTTAATCGAAACTTATGAAAGCGGATTATGGCAAAGTGTAGAGAATTTAAGAGTAATGCAAAGAGAACTTTCTGCTAATATTTATTATCTTACAAAACATAACATAGAAGCTTTTAATAAATGGAACGGAATAATTCATAACGAATCAACTAGCCATGCAAAAGCTGTAACAAAAGCAAACTATGAAGTTCCAGAATTAAGAATGAGCAGAAAGATTTTAGAAACGGCAAGAGGTGTAAGCATTGCAATGAATAGCGAATTATCAATATTAAAAAAAGAATCATAAATTATGGGAGATAGTGTAGGCAAATTTTACGAAAAGCAATTAGAGAAAAAAAATAGTCAGAGTGCTGATGCAATTTATGAGGAAATAATGGAAGAAAATTTAAGACTTAAACAATCTTTATTATTTAGCGAGAAAAACGAGGAGAGACAAAAGATAGTTGAGCAAAATGGAAACGACGGGTTGCACTATGAAGCCGAACAAAGAAAAGCAACGCCTGTTTTTAGCGGTGTTTTAAAATATTTCCCCGATGCAATTAAAGAAGTATCTAAATGTAGTTTAGCGGGTCAAAAACAGCACAACCAAGGCGATAAATTATACTGGGATAAAGATAAGAGTACAGATAATTCAGATTCAGCAGTAAGACACCTTATGGATCACGAAGAAAACCCAATTGATACAGACGGAGTTTTACATTTAGCTAAATTTGCGTGGCGAGCATTAGCTACTTTGCAAATTTATTTAGAAAAAAGTAGGTTGGTTAAATAAATAACACTATATTTGTACTTTAAATAAATAATATGGAAGATACTTACACAATTACACACGCTTACCATACAGGATGGTTAAGAAATAGGCATACAGGAATGTCTCAATACAGCAAATCATTTAAGAGCGTACCCCTTGCGGAAAAATGGTTTGAGAATTACGGAAAAAAGATAGAACAAATATTTGATCGTAAATTAATATTAATAAAAAGAAAGGTTTTAAACTAAAAGACATGAAAGACAGTAGAAAAAATTTTATTAAGCAAGCGCATGAAGCTGCTTGTAGTCAATGGAAAAAAAACATTGAGGACGAATTCCCTAAATTATTTAAACAAGTAGGGGATACACTTATTCAACAAGCTAAAAAAAGAGGCTTTAAAGAAGGGGTTCAGTTTATTGATGTAGTTGATGGTAGGTTAGAGGTTGTTAATGGAGATAGATATAAATACTATCCTGCTATAGATTCACTTACTTTAAATCATGATCGTATTTACAAAAATGGTAAATGGGCGGAAATAATTAAAGAACCTATTGTGAAAGAAGAGAAAGCAAATGGTTGGTATAAAGACAAGACATCAAAAAATTGGTGTATGTTTTTTGAAAACGGAATTATGAAGTATGGTGTAGATATTATTGGAAAATGGAAAGAAAATTTATCTCATAATTATACATTAAGAGTTGGTGACTACAAATCAACCGATAAAGAAGTAGAAGAAGCACTTATTAAAGAGGCTAAAAAGATAGGTTTTAAAGAAGGGGTTCAATTTAAGAGTGCTTGGAATCAGAGTTCAATATGTGATTTTAAAGGAATGTATTTTGATATAAAAAATAATAGTTTATCTTCTGGTGATTGTCATAATGAATGTATTTTTCAAAACGGTGTTTGGGCAGAAATACTAGAAACCATCACAAAAGAACAAGCCGAAAAAGAACTAGGTAAAACAATAATCAATTAAATAAATAAATTATGATTACATCGAAGATTGTAGAAAACAAAGAATCAAGCAATGAGTTTCCAAAGTTAATGAGATCAGTAAAAAATGGTTTAATTGTCTTATTTACAAGTAAATCTATTGGAACCGTATTAAGTGTAAGTATCGGCAGCATGCATAAACTTGGAGATTTTTCTGAATTTTGGACTTCAAAGTGTTTTGAAGATTTTACAGGAGAATTAATATTAAAAAACAAAAATTAAATTATGAAAAACACACCTTATTTAAAGAGTTATTCAAAAAACGGATTAGTTTCTAATCCAATAACAAAAGAACAACCGTATTTAAATGTATTTAAAACAGCTAAAAATTTAAGAGACGAATTAAAAGAATCTAAAAATAACTCTAAATCATTTAGGATAGTTATAACTAATTTAGGCAAAGGTTTGTTTATGAAAGTTAAGTTTAAAAGAGTTATTTTTGAGAATTTTGTTTATCAATTAAGAAGTAACAAAGTAAAAAGAAAGTATAAAACAGTTTTAAATCAAATAGTATCATATAGTAAATAAATAAATAATATGGAAGTAGTAGGTAAAATTAAATTATTAGGAGACGTTCAAGTTATTGGAGCGAAAGGTTTCCAAAAAAGAGAATTAGTAGTAACAACAGATGAACAGTATCCTCAAATGATTATGATTGAATTTGTGCAGGATAAATGTGATTTGTTAAACAATTATAAGGTTGGGCAAGATGTAAAGGTATCAATCAATTTAAGAGGTCGTGAATGGATTAATCCGAAAGGCGAAGCAAAGTATTTCAATCAGATACAAGGATGGCGTATTGAAAGCAGTACGGCACAAGCTAAAGCAACTCCCCCAGTTGTGCAGGCTACTCTAATTGATGACGCTCCAGACGACCTTCCTTTCTAAATGAGTTCCCTCAAGATTATAGAAACATTCTTTTCAGACTATAACTTTGAAGAGAATGTTTTAAAATTAAATAGCTGTACAGATATAACCGATTTACAGAAATTTGTTAACTCACAAATACATTTATTAAAAAATAATAGTGGTAAAAAGGTTTATTTACCGTATTTTTACAGACTAGAACAAGTATATTTAAAACTAAAGAACAATGAAAAAATTAACAAAAAAAAGTAAAAAAGAACTAGAACTTATTTTAGAAAAGATAGGAGGTATATTAATTAAGACAATGTTAGGTTTAAAAATACCAAAAATTATAACTACAAATTTTATACACGGTAATAGCATTTATAAATTAACTTTTGAGAAGATAAACAATGACGCAGGAGCAGAAAAATTACAGTAAATCTTTAATTTTAATAGATATGTTGATTGAAAATATTGACGACATTAAAGAAAATTTAACACCAGAGATGAAATTAATTAGGCGAGATTTAGACAGCCTCCAAGATAAAATCATTCCTTTAGTTGATGAGATTTACAAAAACAAGTTTGTAAGAAAAAGCACGTTTTATCAAATACTTCAGGAAAAGTTTAATTACAATTTAGATAGAGAATTAAAAAGATATAAAAAATGACAGCAAAAGAAAAAGCAAACGAATTAGGTAATAAATTTTATAACGGAAGTTTTTTTGATTACAGTAAAGAAGAACATTTAATAGAGGTAAAAAGAGCGAAAAAATGTGCAATAATTTGTGTAAATGAATTATTAGACACGATACCTTACATAAATAATACACAATCTGAAGTAAATAAAAGAATTTATTACATGGATGTGCGTACAGAAATAAACAATCTATAAATGATTACAATACAAAAAATAAAAAAGACTTTAGAATCTAAATTAGATATAAAATGTTTGTCTATTGAGTCAAGGAAAAGACACATAGTCTATGGAAGGTTTGTAGGGTTTAAATTGTGCAGTGAATTAACCGAAAATGGACTTACTGAAATAGCTTTAGAATTTGGAAAAGTTAATCACGGGACAGTTATTAATGGTTTAAATCAATTTGATACATTTAAAAATCAACCTTTTTTTAAACAATATTTAGAAATTTACATGGATTTGTTCAAGTTATTTGAGCCAAAAAAAAGTGTCGAGTCTTTAAAACTTTGTCTTGACAATGCTATAAATGATATTTTATGGGAAAAACAAAAGAATCCAGAAATTGATTATTCATTTTTAGCAAAATCTATAAATGATTTAACTTTAGTAAATGATTAAATATAAAAAAGTTTACTTGAATGCATTAGGGTTTGATGAGTGCGACTTTATACCGTGTGAAATAAGCGGATTATTAGGTGTAGATTTACATCACATAATAGGCAGGGGGAAAAAAGGAGAAGACAGAGTAGAAAATTTAATGTGCTTAACTCGTGAATACCACATTAAATACGGAGACAAAAAGAAATACATGGTTTATCTTTTAGTTACGCATAGACACTATCTATACACTAAAGGAGTGCAATTTGATAATGATTGGTTTGAAGAAAAAATAAATTTTTACGAATAAAAAATATAATTATGGCAGAATTTAAAGAGTTAAACAATAGAGTTATTACTTGGGCGAAAAATAAAGGCATCCTGCAAAAAGCAACACCATTAGCACAAATGGGTAAAACCATTGAGGAAGTAGAAGAAACAAGAGACGCATTAATAGCACAAGCAAATAACCTCCAGCGTTACATTAATTCAAAAGGAGTTGAGAAAGACACCAGAGAAGAAATTATAGATGGGTTTGGTGATATATTAGTTACGATTCTGATAGGTTGTAAGATGCAACATGTAAACCCTTTAGAGGCTTTAGAATTAGCTTTAAATATCATAGAGAAAAGAACAGGTAGAATGATTAACGGAACATTTGTAAAAGATAATTAAATGACATATTCACGAGTAGATAGTAATCAAAAATACATTGTAGACGGTTTAAGAAAGTTTGGCGCTACGGTGCTACATACACACACTTTAAAGAACGCATTTGATGTTTTGGTAGGATACGGAGGTAAAGATTTTATAATAGAAATAAAGGACGGTAAGAAACCACCAAGTCAAAGAAAGTTAACGCCCGGGGAATTGAAGTTTAAAAATGAGTGGAAGGGGTCGGAGTATTATATTGTGATGAGTTTGGAGGAAGCGATAAGAATAATTGTAAATAAATAAAATTTAAAATAAATAAATTATGGATACAATAATAATATGGACGTTGTTAATTTTTATAAATGGGATTGCTGCCTATTTTAACTATAAATGTAAAAGCTATAAGACAGCTATGTGTTCTTCCTTTATGTGTGGTTGGTCGGTAGTTTATTTAATACATGAATTTATTTAGTAAAAATTATTAAAATAAACATTAAAACCTATTTTTAATATTATTAGTAAGGCAAATACACAATGCATTGGTGTAACTCGAAAGAGAAAAGAGGCGCAACTCCTCGCTTGCTTTACTAATTTTATTAATTATGTAATTAAATAACAATAAATAGCTTTAATTAAATTAATAGTTGTAACTTGCCCTGATATGTTAGAACATTTAGCTAAAAAAGACAGTCTATGGCGTGAAGTAGCGTTTAGATTTACAAGTAATAGAGACGAAGCAGACGAATTAGTACAGAAAATGTATATGCGTATGCTGCAATACAAGATAAAGCCTGAAAATATTGATGATAACTTTGTCAAGGTGGTCATGCACAATCTATTTAAGGATAGTAAGAAGAAGCCAAAGTATAAACAGGAGTATTGCAACACGTTTAGTGAAAGCTTTGCAGACAACGACTCTGAAGACTCTGATTTTACTTACTTTAATCATCTTATTACAGATGAGCCAGTAGACGAATGTCATAAGGAAAACTATTATCGTAATAGATTGAAGATTCTATCAGCCAAAGAAAAAGAGATTATGACCTTAAGCTATGACTTTTCTTTAAGACAGGTAGGCGAGATTCTAAATATGAATTACGCAACTGTTAATAGAAAGATTGAAGAGATTAGAGTTAAAATATTAAGAGATAAATACAGTAAAGATTATGGACGAAGATAACGCAATACCATTAGATACTTTTTTAGATGACATTAAGTCAGACGAAATACAGGTTCTAGCACTTGAATTAGTTGTAGACTATAGTAAGGGTTTGACCTCTGTAGATAGCTTGTACGAATCAGGTCAGGAAGCTTTAGATTTAGAGTTCTACAATTTAGTTGAGAGCGTTAACCGTGCGGTAAAAGCAATAAATATAATATACAAAATTTAAAACATGATAGAAGTAGCAAGAAAAATAGTAGAATACGCTTTTAGAAATAAAGCTGATTTAGCAGGTAAGCCATACATGGGGCATTTAAACAGATTAGAGGAAAAGTTAAAAAACAAAAACGAAGAAATTAGAACCGTTGCTTTATTACACGACTTACTAGAAGATTGCCCTGATTGGAATAAAGAAGTTTTAAAGTGCTTCTTTTGGAGTAGTGTTGTAAATGCTGTTGACGCAATGACTAAACGTAAAGGCGAAAAGTATGAAGATTATATTAATAGAGTACAATCCAATAGATATGCCACAGTTGTTAAAATTGCTGATTTAGAAGACAACATGGATATTACAAGACTTAAAGAGCTAACGGATAAAGACGTTGTTAGGTTAAAAAAATATTTAATTGGTTATCATTTTTTAACAGGTAACAATGATCCAATAACATAATATACAAATATAAGTTATGGAAACATTATTAAAATTATTACGAGACTCTTATGATTTGCAAAATGATAACCCTGAATTAAGCGCATACTGGCACTTACAAAGTTTAAGGTCTTCTATTAAATATGAGATTACTAAATTAGAAATAAAAAACAAAGATAAATTATGATTACAAGCATATCAAAAGAATTAAATAGTATTGAGATACCTTTTTTTAAGGGTGAAGTTAGTATGCTTGCATTTGATTTAAGCGATTTAAAAACCTTACCAATAGAATTTAGAAACACGGCAAAACAAATGGTTAAAAACTTACCCAATCAATTCGGTCAGGCATTCTTAACCGTGCATGGAGCATTTGTAAAAAAATATAAAACTTTAAGACGTGGAGCACCTCACATTGACGGTAACTATTTAAAAGAAGTTTCTTCATGGGGTAGCGGTGGTGGTAATGGTTGGAAGGTTGGCGAGAATGGAGTTAAACTAACAAGTAAAGAACATGCTGTATCTTACGAAAGTAAAAAAGGAGGTATGTTAATTGCGTCTAACTACTCTGCTTGTAAAGGATGGCATGGTATATTTAACGATAAAGCAAAAGAAGGAGGCGATTGTAGCCACTTAAAATTAAATGATGGCTTTATGTTAGATGCTAACAAAGTTTATTACGGCAACTCTCAATTTATACATGAAAGCTTGCCTTTAGATAAAGATATACATAGGGTAATGTATAGAATCACTTTACCTATTAACCATGAATTTTAACATTAAAACAACAACTAATTAAAACAAACAAAATTATGAAATACATAATAGACAATTTAAGAAATGATGCGGATTACAGAAAAACAATGAAAGGTACAACAGCACCATCACAGTGGCTTGAAAGTAATACTCAAAAAGAATGGGATGCTAGAGAGAAGCAAATAATAAAAGATCTTTATAAAGCTGCTAGAATTTTAGAGGCTACTTTATAATTTAACATAACTAAAACAAACAAAATTATGGGAATAACAATAATATTAGGATTAGCAATTTGGTACTTAATAGGAATGTATAGTTTTTATTACTGGTGGACAAAGGATAACGATATAAATACAGATCCAGAACTATTATGTTTATGGATGGCTACTGGATTGCTAGGTGTATTAAATTGGTTTGTAGGAATGAGTATACATAACGGAGAACCAATTAAAGGCAAGTATAGAACGTTATTTAAAAAGAGAGAGTAATGTTATCAATAAATGATCCATACAGTTCAGCAACATCAAGTCAAAAAAGTGATGCCAAAAAATTTATTAATAAAAAATTAAAATTAAGGATTAAAACAAACAAAATTATGTTCGGATTAAACACGAAAAGAAAAATCTTATTACTAGAAAAAGAGAATGAAATATTATCAGATAGATTAGAACAAATTACTAAACACTTAAAAATAAATTTAAGACCTAATTTTTATGAAATAAGTAGCTTTATAGGTCTTGAGTCTTACGATCAATTAAGAAGAAAATACAGAAGTACTTCAGTAGATAAGTTGTAATAAATAAAACAAAATAAAATATGAAACAAAACTTTAAGCAAAGAGAATACTTATTAGACTCTATGGATTGTAATATAAATTTAAGATTATCCTTATACGAATCTATTAAATACAAAAGCTTTAAAGAAAAACTATTGGCGTTTTTAAATAAGTGGTATTAATATATTTAATAAAAACAAAGATAAATTATGAAAGTAGTAAGATTTGAAAACAATAAATTTGGAGTAAGAGTTGGAAACTGGTTAAGTGGTTATAAGTTTTTAAGTAAAAATAAAATTCAATTTAAGGCATTTACTGATGTTGAAAATTACTGTCAATTTAAAAGTATAGGTGAGGCGGTTAATCTTCTTGATGTAAGAAAAATAAATTATACAGTTTTAAAAAAGGTTAATAATTTTAACGCTATAGTTAGTAAAAAAAACTTAAAAATATTTCAAACACTTGACTAAAATTAATACAATAACAACTAATTAAAACAAACAAAATTATGGAAGTAGTATTTTGGATATCATTAAGTTTTTTAAATGCAATATCTGTTTATTTTAACTATAAAGAGAAAAACCACAAAATGACTATATCATGTTCTTTTCTTTTTGCTTGGTGCGTATATTTTTTAATACGT